TTGCGGCACTTTCATAGCAATTGAAATTCAGGCTTGTTGAGCCGTTTGCTTGCTCATTCAAAGACGCATAGCCCGTTTGTCCCAACTGCAATGCTCTTGCGCCGCTTCTCCACGCACTCGGCGCCACCCCAAGGCCGAGGTTGCCGGAGGAGGTGAGGCGCATGCGTTCGGAGCTGTTTGTAACAAACGCAAGATCAGCACCGTTTGCAATAATCTGAGTGCTTCCAAAACTTGCAGTTGCATTACCAAAAGCAATTCGTGTCAGTGTTCCTGAACTTGCGTTCAAGCCCAGAAGTTCGCCTCCGGCTTTTTGTATGAATGCTTTGTAGTCGCCCGTTGTTGCAGAAGCGCCAACCGTGAAATACGTCCCATCAAACGTCAGCGCACTACCACTCGTCGCTACCTTGCTGCCGTTCAGATACACCACCCCGTTGGCAGTGCCGCCGGAGAGGGTGACTGTGCCGTTGAATGTCGCACTCCCATCGGCCACAACCGTGCCTGTAAAATAACTTGCCCCAGCCCGTAAAGCATAAGCATTAGTTATAGTGGCGTTGGTTCCTTGTACCGGCGTAGCGATATCAACGTTTACCGCTGTGGTTAGTGTTGATGCACCTACAAAACTATATGTAGGGGCCGCAAAAACACGCTCTCTTTGAAGCGTTAATGCCCCAGTCGACCATTGACGTGTAGCCGCCGTATAGTTTGCACCTATAACTTCAGTGCTAGCAGTCTGCCCGGTATCCGCAGGTGTCGTTACCGTAAAGTAAGATGCCGCTCCTGATGTCCTCGCGGCAGGTGTAAAGGTATTGATACCCGTAAATGTTTGCGTGGTTCCAAGACCTGCAACCGTTGTAGAAGCCGCCGGGAATGTCATCGTGGTTGAGTCAGTACCTGCTAGCGTCAACGAATTGTTAACACCAAAGGTCTTGCTTGACGCAATCGTTAACCCAGCGCCAAATGCTGCGGTTGTGCCGTCCGTTCCAGTGAGAGTTAAGGTATTACTTGCAGTAAATGTCTTCCCATTAGCAATCGTCAACGTGCCAGTCGATGTTGTGATTGTCAGACCGTTGTACTTACCGCCTGTGATGTCCCCTGTAGTATCGGCAATCGTTACTGCGGAGTTTTGTATGATTTTCCCAGAGGTGCCGTCAAACCTGGCAATAGCATTGTCCGTGGCGCTTGCTGGGCCCACCACATCACCACCACCTAGCGGAACATCCCAAACATAAGTCGTTCCATTCCACTTAAGGAAAGATCCAGATGTTGTAGGAGCTGTGACAAACGTTGTTGCACCAACACCGCTTTGGTACGGGATCTGGGTCGCCGTTCCACCAGCTATATTGGTTGCCGTCGTTGCGGTTGTGGCGCTTGTTGCAGATGTTGCGGTTGTTGCAGATGCGGCACTACCTGTAATATTAATATTCCAGTTGCCTGTTGCACCACCCCCTGTTGTTGATGGTGCGCCAATCGTGTTATAGCTGATTGTTACAGCAGAACTGCCATCAAATGTAGCGCCTGATGAGGCCCCGCCGCCTGTGTTGTTAAACGTAACCGGGTTCGTTGTTGTACCACCCCCGCCACCTGAAACCGTATCCCATCCTAATGACGTGCCATTCCATTTAAGGAATGTATTGCTTGTTGTTGGTGCGGTTATAAACGCTGTCGTATCAGATCCTGTCTGATAAGCAATTTGATTGGCCGCCCCGCCCGCCAAGTTCGTTGATGTCGTTGCAGACGCTGCACTGCCAGTGACAGAAATACTCCAAGTGCCAGAAGCGCCTGATCCCGTGGTCGGTACAAATGCGCCGCCGGAACCAACATTAATAGCTAATGCAGTCGCTACACCGGTACCTAGTCCTGCAATGCTACCAAGCGGCAGATTCGTAGCATTAGCCAGATTTATAGTACTTGGCGTACCCAAAGCTGGCGTTACAAGCGTCGGTGATGTAGCCCGAACAACACTGCCCGTACCTGTACTTGATACCCACTCAGGCGCTGTACCACTAGAATTAACTTGTAATACCTGAGCAGCACTACCAATACCAAGAAATGTTGTGGTGCTTGCACCAGATTGATAAGGAACCGATCCAGCCGCTCCGCCTTGGATATTGGTCGCCGTGCCAATAACAACAGATGCAGGGGCGGACCACTGAGGCGCACTACCACTCGATGTCAATACATAATCGGTTGTGCCAATACCAAGCTTGGTCATGGCCGTGCCAGTGGCGTAATACACCATGTCACCGGCGGTATAAGTCGTCTGCCCTGTGCCGCCCTGATCCGTACCAACCGATCCCGACGATACAAGCGCTTTTGATGAATCCGTAAATACCAGCTTGTCTGCTGTTAGCGCAGAAATAATAGGCGACGATGAAAACGTCTGTACACCAGTAAATGTTTGAGCGGCATCCGTACGCGCTACAGAAGCATTCGTACCTGGGAACGTCATGGTTGTACCATCCGTCCCGGCCAATGTAATCGTATTACTTGCCGTGAGCGTTTTTCCGTTGGCAACAGTCAACGTGCCCGTGGTCGTACTGATCGTTAATCCGTTGTACTTACCACCAGTAATATCACCAGTCGTGTCTGCAATTGTGACCGCAGAATTCTGTAAGATCTTCCCCGTGGTGCCATCAAACCTTGCCACCGCATTGTCTGTAGCTACCGACGGCCCGGCAATAGAGGCAATCTCATAATCACTGCCATTCCAAAATACAAATACCTCTTCGCCGGCAGGTATGGTTACCCCTGTGGTCGATGCCCCTTTGATAACAACTGATCCATCGGAGCTGTTCTTAACAAGATATATCTTGCTAGTACCCGGGGCAATAACGTTCCTTGTAACCCCGGGCGTACCAGTGACCAACAAAATGGCATAACGCGACTGGTTAGATGCAGACCCATCACCATTAGTGAGCGTTACATTGCCTGATGTAACATCAATCGTAGCCGCACCGGCAATCGCTATTTCGACCGGCGAGGTAAGCGACTCATTGACTACCGTACCCCATGCTCCGTCCTCACTGCCGTTAACGGGTTGGGCTAGCTTTAAAAGCGATGTGTAATTTACAGTCATGATGTACTCACTTGCGTCCAAGTCGTGGTAACGCCAGGGCTAATCGTTGTCCAACCAGCCGTCTGTGTTGTTGAGATCTGAGTCCACATATCAGGCAATCCTTAAGACTGCGTTAGTTGCATTAGCCGGGGGGAAGGTAATGACTAGATTAGAAGCTGTCTTACTAATGTTTGTGCCAAAATTAAGCACACAAACAGACCTGTTTCCATTGGTGCTGTTGTAAATTAAAGCGCCATTGGTTGTTAACGTGACGTTAGTGAAGGTTGCGTCGTCAAAGGTCCAGTAAGAAGTAGTTCCTTGAAAGGTCGGGGTAATGTTTGTGAGCGCAATGCCTCCAGCCGAATAATTGGTTCCACTGGAGGACACCTCCCCGGATGACGTGTACGTAGTGGTTGAGGCACCGAGATCCGCATTGGCGGTGTATAAGGCCAGTTTAAAGACATCGCCCGTCCCCGCGGTAAAGTTGTGAAGTGCTTGAACTACCTCTACCTTGAAGGATGTGGTTAATGTTTGAATGATTGCCATTACACCACCTTATCCCTCACCTGACCGGATCGATATGCGTCCTCTCTTTCTAGCCCGTCGCCAAGTCGTTTGGCAAGTATGAGCGCTTCTTTGTACTTTGAGTTAATCAAATTAACCATGTCAGGCTCACCCTTCAAGAAAGTATAAGCCTCTATTAAGCATCCATACAGTAAAACAGAATCAAAGTTATCGCCTAGCCATGTTGTATTTGCATCTGTATCCGTTGCAGCTATCGAGGTTGGGTAATAAAAATAGTGCAACTCTACGCCATAAGCATAATTTGGCGTGGGCCCAAGCATAAACACAAGCTCTTTTGTATTGGTCGGATAGTCCGTACCAAACAAGGCGTAACAATAGGGCCTTCCTGTATTCCCAGTGCCCGTTGGTATAGGGAATGACTCTCTAATAAAGTTCACATCTTTGTTGAGAAGATAGTGGTAAGAGCCATCTGTATCAATAACCGCCAACGAGTAGGGCGCTAAAAAATCATCTGGGGCTTGCAGATATTTATTGTCTAACGTACAGACGCCAGTCACGTTTTTCCTAAGCGACGGAAACTGAATGGTATTAAATATCCGCTGCTCTGCCTGCTTCGCAAACGTTTGCAGCGTTGCTGTCTCAAACGTCGTTTCGCAATAATCTTGTATTGCGGTTTTGAGATCCCCCCAGTTCATAGCAACTCCTTATGCCATTGGCCCTCGGCACATTACGCCCTTAGTCGCCGCGCCGGCACCACGCATTTTAATCCCCGTGGTTTTTACTTGGCTGTTGGGATTCATCGCAACACCAGCAGTTGGTTGCCAGTCTTTAACCATGTTGTAAGGCATTTGCTTACCAGGCTGTGGAGAGGCAACAACTTTGGCGCCATCCATCGTATGGGGCTCTGCGTAAACAGCGGCCGAACCAACTTCCTTGCCACCCATTTTCATGGAATACTTGGCCATCATTTGCCCCTTTGGTTGGTTACCCGAGCCATGTTGCGACCTTCACGGCGCATCATTTCAGAAGTCGGTCCGCCCTTTCTCATCTTCTTAACATCCGAATCAGGGTGGGCTCCTTTACCTTTGGCCATGTGTTTTTTGAGTGCTTCCATCGTTTTCATGTCTGCTCCTATGAGGCTGTGACACTGTTTAAAAGGGCTTGACCAACTAAATGATTGGGGGTCAAGTTGTAGTCGTAAGATCTTGAACCTCCTACCGGATTGAAACCCCATTCAATAATGCGGCTTCCTTCAAGCGGGACTCCCGTATAAAGCGGATTTGTCCCTACGGTATTGTTGGTCTGCATCCCGTTGTAGCCTGACTGGTAATACGAGTTGGAATCGGGACGTGGATTCCTAACGGCCTGCGGATCGTCCACGGGCCACATTCCTAATTGTAGCTGTGGTTGATCTTCCTCCCAGCATTCCTGACATACCATTATATTGACATTTTTTGTCTTGATTGTCAGCGGTTTAAGCTGTTTTAATTTATACCGAAAGTTACACCTATCGCACTGGGCGATAGCAAACTTACCGGATGCAAATTGATTAGGCATGTTAGAAGTTCACGCCTAAAAATGATTGCCTTGGTACAAACCTAATAGGCGCTTTTTCCCGATCCTCGGTTGATGCAAGCTCCCAAGCCTGATCATATTGGGCCTTCAGAAACTGCATGCGCTCTAGGCCGCCCTCTACCTTCATGGAAAGCTTATATGCAAGACCTGCTACCAATGCCTCTTGGAAACGGAATGGTATGTCTTCCACATTAATACCGTTACCTGCATCTTGCATCCTTCTCAGGCGCCAGTACACAAGGGTGTAATACGGGTTGCTGATAGATCCTTGATCCGGCGCAGGCCATACCGTCACGTTTGGAAACTTTGTATTGCTTACCTGAGCGCCTGATGTATGACTTGCAGCCGTCGTATTGTTTTGCCCACGCACCACGTTATTAAGCGTTGCATAGGCCGAAACACCCGTCGCCACATTTTCGGCTTGGGTGCTAGTACCGTAGTAATAAACCGTCTCCGCTCCAATGTTTGCATATCCTGCATATGGAACCCCTGAGAGGGATGACATGGGGATGGTCGTGACTGTTGCATTGATATTAGCCGCCAAGGTACCTGTGAATGTGTATGTCTGGCCACCCTGCCTATCAATATAAATTTGAATCGGCCTGCCAGTTGCTAGCTTGTTAGGTATTGTCGAGTACGTACTTACCGAGATTCGGCTGATGTTGATATCCGTCTGATTCTGATCTACCCCTGTACGAATGATCGTCTCAACAAGATCAACTGTATTGATGGGCAAGGGATAAGTAATTTGATCTGTATAAAGCGGGATTGCACCCTGTTCAATAGTCCAAAGATTGATACCCTGGTTAGCCCACTCGGTAACTAATAGGTTAAGGCTGCGTCGAGCTGTACGCAAATCATAGCCGGAGCGCAACTCTCTGCCGCATCGCTCAAATGCCTCTTCAACAAGCTCATTTAAGTTTGGGTTAAAACTTGTTGTTCCTGTGGTGCTCATGTTTAGCCTCTAATTCTCGGAGATCCATTGCCACATCGGCAACGCCGTGCCAGTCTTGAAGCGCAACCATAACTTGTAAATACTCCATCAGTATTTCTTTTTGCACCTCAAACTTAGTGTAATCCTTCACTTTCCTATCTTCCTAAAAGGGGCCACCTTTTTTGCAATTGATTTTGGTTGAGCAACAAATTGCTTTCCTTTGGCTTTTCCTGCGCGTTTTGCTCTTGTTGTTGCTGCATATTCTGCTGGTGAAAGAGATTTGATCACCGCCTCTGGCAGATAACGTTCGCCAGTATCTGATGACCTTTTACCACTTCGTGTTCGCCACTTTTGGTCTCCCCAGGCTTTCAAAGATTGCTGCGGAGCTTTAATCACCATCCCCGTAACTCCCAAAGGCTTCAAGATATTCTACGGCGTTTCGTAAAATATTTGGGCTATCTTTAAACATACCTAGCGCTCGATTGCATTGTTTACACAATACACCGCGAAACTCTCCGGTGTCATGGTTATGATCAATAGCACTATCTATTAGAGCTACCTCCGTCTTGCATATTGCGCAACACTCTTCTTGGCGTTCGTAACGGTCAATCAATTGTTCTGGCGTTATGCCTCGACGCGCACATCGTTTTGCAAGCGTCCAGCTATCTTTATTGCGATACTCTTGAACACGATCTGAGTTTTTTTCTGTCCAAGTTCGGTGAGCTTCATATAAGCACTTGTTGCATACACTTTTCAAAAGGTGCGCATTTGATCCGCCGCGACTTCTAAACAATTCGACCGGCTTCATGGTAAAACACTTTGTGCATAGTTTTGCATTGCCATTAGCTAGCAAATTCATTTCGCGCTTCTTTGCCTCTGCGGCTCGCCGTTTTTCATTTGTAGCGTATGGCATTTTAGTCCCTATAGCCGCCTCCGGCAGCTTTATATCGTTTGGCTAACAATTGACTTTTTCTCGCGGACCATTTTCCTGCCCCTGTGCCTTGAACCGCCGCGCTTTTAATCTGGTTAAACAAGTTCTTACGCATGGTTGGCTTGGTGTAATTACCTGCTTCATTGACCTTAGACACCTTACCACCTTCTTTGTATTGCATGAAGTCCGTGTTGTCACGTCGGGAACGTAAAGATCCCTTCGGCATTTTGGAAGGGTTGATTACTCCCATACCTCGGCTGCGTAACATAATTTTCTCCCAAGAGGGCCGCTAAACCTAGTGGCATATAAGGCGTCAGTGGCCTCAGATAATTTGGATAAGGTATTCCATAGTAATCACCTAGCTCTGGTGGCAAAACATCTGGATACGTTATTTTGTCACCCGTCGGTGCCGGTGTCACTAGGGGTGGTGTAATTATCGGTGGCGTAATCGGCGGTGGAATAATAACCGGTGGAGGAATAATCACAGGTGGTGGCGTAACCGGTGCCGGCGTACCAACCGGGGTCGGCGTTACTACCGGGGCCGGGGTAACTGTTGGCGGTGTTACCGTAGGCGGTGTCACAGGCGCTGGCGTGACTACTGGTGGTGGCGTAATTACCGGCGGAGGAGTAACTACTGGTGCAGTTGTAGGTCCTGTTATAGGAGTTTCTGAACCAGGCGGTGTCGTTACCACTTCTGTTCCTGGGCCGGCAACTATTCCAGTGCCAGGTCCTGTTCCAGGGACGGCTCCCGGTTCAGCGCCGGGGCCAGAGCCAGGTCCGGTGCCAGGGCCAGTGGTTGGTCCGGTAGTAGGTCCAGTTGCTGGTCCTGTAGTCGGACCTGTGGACGGTATGGTCACAGGGCCGGCAGTAGGCCCAGTGGTTGGACCCGTTGAAGGCACGGAAGTTGGGCCTGTAGCGGGACCGGTAGTCGGCACTGTAGGCGCTAACGAGGTTGGGCCAGTCGTTGCAGGCGTCATCGTTTCAGTTACTGGTCCAGGAATACCCGTGGCCGGTGGCGTTGTGGTTTCCACAAGCTTTTTAACTGGTACACCAATCTCATCAGTGATATCAAGCGGATCTATTGCGCCTTTCACACCATAAACGGTTAACTGAGCCGGACCTGTTTGAACAACAGCTTCGGCGCCCTCTCCATCTGACCATTTAACGGAGCTCAGTACATCGCCAACCTCCGCTACATCCGTACCTTTTGACGGATCTATTGTTGAACCAGGGTATATCAACCCACCTGCGTCTGACAGATATTTTGTTTGCGTGTTATCAAGCGCACTTAAATTAATTGGGTTTGTTGTTTTTGTTGGGTTTACACCAGAGGCTATTTCGTCAATAAGGCCCTTGTTCTGCTGAACAAAGTTCAAAACTGCTAGTGGATTGCTAGCCATTGCCGTGATGTTATTGCCGCCACTAAACACTGTTTGCGCCAAGAACTTGGCTTGATTTTCTGTTACCGCACCATTTGTGGCATCAACAATAGCCTTAGTTACCGTGGGCATGGCTGCGGTAGTAAGAGCTTGCGCTACATTAATTTCGCCTTTTGCAACCAATTGTCCAACGGCGCTTCCGGCAGCACGCGCTACAGCAATCGCTGCCGTCTTATCCATCGTTCCAAGTAAGTTGTCGTAAACGATGTTTGTGACTTGTTGACCTACAGCAGGTGCAACACCGCCAGCAATAAATCCTTTATTGAAATCACCACCCGTAGCTTCTGCTACAAGCCCGTTATAAATACCCTTCGCCATGGTCGATGCAGTCAGCGAAGCGGCAGGCGCCGACATGCCGGCAGACATGAGCATCCCTGTAAGACCGGTGCCCGCAGCCATTTCCCCGCCTAGAGCGGCTAACTCAACACCACCAACTGCCGTTCCAATAAGCTCAGGAAGTAAATAAGGCGCAGCAATCGCTGCAACGATAGCCACTGGCAGTGCGTACTCTTGCACCCCATACTTCTCACGCCATGAGCTGGTTATACCCGCACCACCACCTTGTACCGGACCAAGGAAATAGCCTGTGCTTCCAGAGCCCTCGCCTTCTGACCCAAACTCCCACATGCCATTATTCTGGGTCGTTGGTACGGCTTGTAACTCTTTTCCGGTCAGCTTGTCGTAGTAAACAATAACGTTGGTTGCTTCTTCACCTTCAACAGCACGGAAATCATTACCATCCTGAACGGTGGTTGTTTTTGGTAACGATCGAACTTCTTGGCGCGTTCCAACCTGAGACAAATCCTTGATCCCATAATTGGCAAGATAATCTGCCATCTTGGTTGAGTGATGCTCCCAGCCCTGGTTCTTGTCCCATGTACCGCTCTTGCTTCCGTTTTCCGTAATCGTATTAAGCTGGCTAAGCAATCTCTCTTGCGGCGTTAGTTTCGCATCAGCCTCTTTGGCCGAAACGTAATCATTAATACCTTTTAGTAAATCGGTTCTTGTTTCTTCGGTCCCGATGTAATTGACCAGATCAGACAGATTGATTTTATTGTCTGAAGCAAACTTCAGTATTTCATCGTAACTAAGCTGCTTATCTTCTCCTGAAGCAAGATCCAACCCGGATCTTATCTTCTGATCATCTTGGTACTTTGTTAGCTTGTCTGTAGTAATACCGAGATATTTTGCCAAATCATCCAAGCTCATCTCTTGGCTTGTGGCGTAATTAATAGCCTTATCAAAAGGTATTGCACCAGAACTATCCGCAAGCTTGTTAAGGTCAGCTTGTATGCGCTGGCTTGTTTGGAAGTTATTAATAACCGTAGGCTCTATGCCAAGTAACTCTGCCAATCTGTTATTTGACAGACTATTTTCCTGTGCATAAATAAGAGCCTTATCAAGAGGTATCTGGCCTGATGTATTGGCTAACTTATTTAATCCTGTTTGCAGATCCGCCGTCTTCAAAACTTCCGTGGTTCCGCTCTTATCAATACCAGCTAAGTCATACAAGCTATTTTCTGGGTTGATATTTGCATCACGTAAAGCCACTGCAACCGGGCCAAGGTTGGCCCTGAGCATGTCTGTAAATTCTGTCGTTGTCTTGCCAAAGAATTTGGAAAGATTCTGTATCTCTACACCTTCTTTAATGGCTTGCGTTACAGCCGGGATAAAGCCTATCTGTCCCTTGTCATCCGCAATTTTGCTAAGAACTTGCCGGTCGTTTTCATAAACCAGCATGTCCAGCGTCAACGATGGCAGCGTACTTTTTAAATCATTGATGACGTTTGTATAGGGCAGCTTGTTTTGATTGGCGTAATTAACAATCTTGCCTACATCAATATTGTATTCACCAGGTTTCCCTGCGATCTCTGTTTTAAAACCAAGGATATCTGTTACTAACTGCTCTGGCGTCTTGGTGCCAACTACATTCGCTAGCACCTTATCCACAATATTAGGATCGATCTTAAGATCATCGATGGCCATGGCCCTTAATTCATCGACGCCAACACCATTTTGTAAAAGCTTTCCGGCCGCCTCTTGGAGCTGTTTTTGGAATGCTTCAGTCCCCTGCGCCACAGCAAGAGCTTGGGCCTCTTCTACTCTTTTTGCTTCTTCTGCGGCTAGCTTTTGCTGTTCTTCGTAATATGCCGCTAGGCGCTCAGCCTCTTGTTTAGCAGCAAGATCTTTTGCAGCCTGTGCTTCAGCCTCTGCTTTTGCAGCGGCTTCGGCGGCAGCCTTTTGCATCTCTAAAAGAGCAGCAGCCTGAGCAGCGGCGACAGCAGCAGCTTCTTGTTCAAGCCTTATTCTCTCTGCCTCAGCGGCGGCAGCTTGCTCCTCGGCTATCCTTTGAGCTTCTGCAATCCTTCGTTGTTCTTCTTGCGTCTGAGCATAACGCTCTGCTTCAGCAAGTCTTTCTAACTCCCTGATCCTTTCGGCCTCTTCCTCTGCCGCAGCAGCAGCCCTTCTTGCAGCTTCTTCAGCAGCAAGTCTTTGCCTTTCCGCTTCGTAATACGCCGCTTCTGCTGCCTGTTCTGCGGCTATGCGCTCAGCCTCTGCAATTTGCTCAGCCGTTGGTCCGGGCGGCGGAGGGGGTGGTGCAGGCGGCGGTGGGGGTGGAGGTGGTGGCGGTGGAGG